TAGAAGAGGTATCTTTGACTTCAGAGTAGTTTGTGACGAAACAAACAATACTCCAGAAGTTATTGACTCAAATAGATTTATTGGTGATATATTCATTAAGCCAGCTAGATCTATTAACTTCATTCAACTGAACTTTATTGCAGTGAGAACTGGTGTAGAATTTAGTGAAGTAGTTGGTCAATTTGGTTAATATAATATAAATACTAGTAGGAGAAAATTAAATGGCGTTCAACATTAACTTATTTGCAGGTGCTCTAAAACTAGGTGGTGCTAGAACTTCGTTATTCCAAGTGAATATAACCAACCCAGCTAACGGAGCTGCTGATATCCAAGTACCTTTCCTAGCGAGAGCTGCTCAGATTCCAGCTGCAACAATTGCACCTTTAGATGTTCCATATTTTGGAAGACAATTAAGACTAGCCGGAAACAGAACTTTTGCTGATTGGACAGCAACGATTATTAATGATGAGGATATGCAGATTAGAAATGCAATGGAAGAGTGGTCAAATACGATCAATGGTTTCCAGACAAATCTAAGAAAATTTGGTGCATCATCTCCAGCATTATATAAGTCCACTGCTCAAGTGACTCAATTTAGTAAAACAGGTACTCCAGTAAGAGTATATAACTTTGTAGGTATCTTCCCAACAGAAGTTTCAGCTATTGAAATGGATTGGGGAACAGATGCTGTTTCAGAGTTTACTGTAACATTTACTTACGATTATTGGGAAGTTTCTGGAGGTATTACCGGCAATGCTGGTGGTCTCTAGTTCTAATTAATTGAAAAAAGTATTGGACTCATAAATAGTTTTGTAGTACAATACTAATATAAAGGTAGTCATGGCATTAGAATTATTTGGCTTTCGCATTGGTCGAAAGGAAGAAGAACAGAAACTAAAGGACGAGAATCTAAAGTCCTTTGTTCCACCAAGTCTTGATGACGGAGCTGTAGAGATAGCTGCAGGAGGTGCTTATGGCACTTATGTAGATCTTGAAGGCTCTGCCAAATCAGAAGCAGAATTAGTAACAAGATACAGAGAAATGTCACTCCAACCGGAGTGCGACTCTGCTATTGATGATGTTGTTAATGAAGCAATAGTTTACAACGAAAAAGAACCAGCTATATCTATAGTCTTAGATGATCTTAAAGGAGTTGGTGCTGGTATCAAGAAAAAGATACATGAAGAGTTTGACAATATTCTTAGAATGTTAAACTTTACAACTAACTCATATGATACTTTCAGAAAATGGTATATTGATGGTAGATTATATTATCATCTTGTTATAGATGAAAGTAATCCAAGAGCTGGTATTCAAGAATTAAGATATATTGATCCAAGAAAAATTAGAAAAGTTAAAATGCCTATCAAGAAGAAGGATGAGAAAACTAATACTATTCTTACAAAAGGCTACTTAGAATATTATATCTTTCACCCAAGAGGTATCAATAGATCAAACCAAGGATTAAAAATATCCAAAGATAGTATATGTTATTGTCATAGTGGTCTTTTAGATCAAAG